TGTTGTTGTTTGAAGGTTCGGCGGTCCTTTGGGGTGCCAATCCTTTGACACCAACCCTGACGGCTGGCAAATCCTTCACAAAGGATGACATTGCCGTTGAACACGAAAAGTTGAGCAAGGAAATGGGCCTTTTGCTTAAATCATTAAAAGACGGCCGTTACTCAGACGATGCGTTTGAGTTTATGGAAATCCGTTTGGCCCAAATAAACGAGGCACTGAAATCCATCCTGACCATTGAGGCGGAAACCACTGAACCCGTGCAAACAGTTCAGCCGGAAGTCGATTTGAAGGGTTTGGATGTTGCAATAAACAATTTACTTAAAACAATCAATTCCTAAACAAAATGGAAAACGTAGAAAAAATCGTTGCCGAGGTGAAATCAGCCACCGATGCAGTTAATACGATGAAGGCCGCAAATGATGCTGCCATCGCTGATGTAAAAGGTCAAGTTGCTGAAGTAAAGTCTGCCATTGTTACAATGGACGAGGCTGCTAAGGCTAACCAAAAGGCACTGGACGAACTGATTGCCGCTAAGAATGCAAAGAACATCGAAGGCAAAAAAGCCAAGTCATTTGGTGATTCTTTCGCCGATGCAATGACTGAGGCATTTGAAAGCAAGCAGGCTGAGTTCAAAGCATTTGCAAAAGATCGCAATGCAAAACTCACTTTGGAGTTGAAGGATGTTGCAAACATGACATTGGGTAATAACCTGACTGGTGACGGACAGGCTACATACAACACCCGTCAGGGTCTTGTTCCAAGTCAGAAAATCAACTTCCGTGATCTGATCCCAACTACCCAATCTCCAACTGGTCTGTATGTGACCTATCGTGAGACTGGTTCTGAGGGTGCAATCACCGTTCAGACTGAGGGTAACGGAAAAGGACAGATTGACTACGACCTGACTGAGGTGAAAGTAGTTTCTGACTACATCGCTGGTTTTGCTCGTTTCAGCAAGCAAATGATGTTTCAACTGCCTTTCCTTCAATCTTCACTTCAGCGTATGTTGCTGCGTGACTTCTACAAAAAAGAGAATGCTCAATTTTTCTCAGTAGTAAGTCAAGCCGCTACTGGTTCAACTACTACCTCTGCAACTGTTGATGCCGAGCAACTGGTTGACTGGATTGCTAACCAACTGAATGCGAATTTCAACGCATCTTTTGCTTTGGTTAACTATTCTCAGTGGGCTCGTTTGCTGAAAACAAAGCCGTCTGACTATTCAGTTCCCGGCGGTGTTATCATTGATCCTGCTGGAAACATCCGTATCTGCGGTGTGCCTGTTATCGGTGCATCTTGGGTAACTGATGACAAGGCCCTGATCATTGACAGTGATTTCGTTGAGCGCGTTGAGACTGAGAGCCTCCGTGTTGAGTTCAGCTACGAAGATGCTGACAACTTCACCAAGAACTTGGTGACTGCACGTGTTGAGTGCTTTGAGGACATCAACGTAATGCGTACAGATGCCCTGATTTACGGGGATTTCGGTAACGCATCCTAATAGGCTGTTTGTTTGATGTGGTGATTTAGGGGGTCGGGTTCGGCCCGGCCCCTTTTTATAAAACTTTGAGATGCTTTACAATCTACTGATTGACTGGAAAGACGAAACGGCTGAAAGCGGTATTGTCGAACCATTGACGGTGCAAGAGGTCAAAAACTACCTTAGATTGGAGGGGTTTATTGACAACAACGAATCACTTGCCACCGACTTTGACGATGACAATACATTGATTGCCGAATTGATAACATCGGCCCGGCTTGGATTGGAGGAGTACACCGGACTTTCATTCATCCCCAAAACTTGGGAGATTGAATTTGACAACTATGCTGGAAACTTCGAAATCCCATTCGGCCCGGTTAATTCGGTCAATAGTTTGAAGGATAGCCAAGGGGACACAATTAGTGCCTCTGACTATTCGTTGAGCATCAACAACCGGGTATTGAAAACACCAACTTGGGGCGAATTGGTCCTAAATTATGAGGCTGGGTACACAACACTGCCAGCCCGTTTGAAGGATGCAATGCTGAAAGAGGTGGCATACCGATATATGAATCGTGGGGATGTTAATGTTGACGGAATCAGCCGTGAGGCCGAGGTGTTGGCATCGTCCTATAAAACAAGCACGACATGGCTGGGATAGGCGACTACAAACCCGTCAAATTGATCCACTACACAACAACGGTGGATGCAAATGGGGATGCCTCCCAAACGGCCCAAACGTGGACTTTGTGGGCTGAGGTGACCGATTTAGGTGGTGGTCGTAGTCAGGTGGATGGACGAACTACTTTGTCAGATGGCAAGGAGTTCAAAATATGGTTCCGTGAGGAGTGGGCATTGAATGGTGATTGGAAAGTCCGTTACTTCGGGCAGACCTATGCAATCACCGGATTGACACGGGTGAATGAGAAACGATTTAATTGGCTAATACGGGCGAATGTTCAAAGCTAATGTGATAGGGTTGGATGCGTACCGAAAGGCCATAGAAACGGCTAAAAAGGAGGTACAGGCGAATGTAGCCAACGAAATCCGTGCATCCGCAATGGAGTTTGAACAATTAGCCAAAAGAAACGCAGCCAACAACGGCGGTGATCAGGGTGGACTGCAAAAGTCAATCGGCCATCGTCAAATTGATGCGTTCAATTATGAGGTTTTCGCTGGCATATCTTATGCCCCATTTATTGAGTTTGGGACAAAGAAAAAGGTAAAGGTGGAACCGGGGTTTGAAGATGTGGCGGCCCAATTTAGGGGGCAAAAGGGAACGGGAACATTGACACTACTGCAAGCCATAAAGGCATGGGTGAAACGAAAAGGGATAGCAAAAGGAAAGGCAGCGGATCAGGCGGCATTTAACATTGCCCGGTCAATTTACCGGAATGGTATTTCGCCAAAGCCGTTTTTCTATAAAAATGTGGCCCCAGTGAGGACGAATTTACTAACACGAATAAAAGCAATCGTTGATGGCATTTAAGGAGGTTTTATACGATCTCAAAACGGAATGGTTCCAACTACTGAATGGGCAGTTGACCGTTTCCGTCTATAAAGATGCCGCACCCATTGAGGCCGAGGGCAATTATGTCCTAATCAGGTCCGAAGGGTCAACGAATACAGATACAACAAACACGGGGTTTTTTAGGTCGGCGGTGATTGTGACGGACATTGTCACACAATTCCCGGTCATTGGTAATTCCAAAACGGCCTATGAAATTGCCCAAGATATAAATGATTTGGTTTTGCTTAGTCCAAACTCTTTTGGGGTAACTTTACCAAACCATCAAATCACACAAATAACACTGCAAAGTCAGGACGAGGTATATGACGATGACAACTCCGAAAAGATATTTCGTCTGATTAACAGATACGAGCATTTTCTTAATCAAATATAAAAACTGAAAAATGGCTGATCCAACAACAATTTCCGGCTCCGTAATGTTCATCGAATATTCGGACACACCAGCCGGGGCAAAAAAATCGGCGGTTTGTCAAAGCGAGGGATCGTTTGACGGCAGCCGTAACGTGGTGAGCGACGAAACCAATTGTGGTGTCCTCAAATCTCTCGGACCTCAAAACAACCGGATGACATTGAATGCGGTTGTTGACACGGCCCCTGATGCTAACGAGGCCAGCTACAATGATTTCCAAACCCTGTATGCAAACAATACGAAAAAGTATTGGCATCTGACCGATTCCGCAAATGACATTTATCATGGCGGATACGGATGGATTGCGTCACTCGGTCAACAAAATGTGTCTGGTCAAACTGCAAAGTTTACCATGACCATTGAAATTGACGGTGACATTGACACTACACCACAATCCTAATAAATCACACAACACATGAAGCAAACACAACACACAATTGGGGGAGTAGAATATACACTGGATTTCGGTAGGTTGTGGTTTTCCAAGTTCTTTGGCGAAGCCACATCCTCCGATCCACTCCAAATGTCAGAACTACTGACTAAGCCGGACAAACAATTCGATTTCATTTGTGGGATTGTTTATGCCGGAATCAACTGCCACAAAAAGGTCACAAAGGACACCAATTTGGTTACATTGGTTCAATGTCAAGATTGGGTTGGTGAAATGACTGATGCGGATGCGGCTGAGTTGATTACAAAGTTTGTAGATGCCCAAAAACCCGTTGAACCGGGGGAAGGGCAACCCCAAGTGAATCCCTGACTTGGGACGAAATAAGGGCCGAGGCATTCGGTCAAATGGGATTGATGCCGGACCAATTCTATGACCTTGAGTTCGGGGACTATTTCCTGATGCGTAGGGGTTATATTGAAAAGGTCAAAGTTGATAGTCAATTATTGCGGTTTCAGACGGCGTTGATATGTGAGGCATTTATAGGTAAAGGTCAGGGGGTTAGGTTTGTGATGGAATCGTGGCAGTTAGAGGAAAAGCAAGAACTGACGAGGGAACAAGTCAAACAAGCATTAAAAGAGAAGAGGGAACGAGAGGAATTGGCAAGGCTTAAAAAAGAGGGCAAAATCTAATGGCGAATCAATTAAACATACAAGTTGGGGCAGATGTTTCGGGTGCCATTAGTGGGCTGAATCAGTTAGAAACAAAAACCGCCAAGGCATTTAATGAAGTCAGGCGGTCATCTGGTGCCGCTCAACAAACGGTCTTAAATTTTGGCCGTGTCATTCAGGATGCTCCCTATGCCGTAATTGCTGGCAATATTGGAGCCATTGCCAACAACATTGACCCACTCGTTGAATCATTCACACGGGCAAGGCAACAGGGTGGCACATTCGGTGGAACCTTAAAGGAAATCGGTAAGTCATTGATTGGTCCGGCTGGTATTGGTTTGGCCATTTCAGCGGTCACATCTGCCTTGATTTTGTGGGGTGGAAGGTCTAAACAAGCCAAAAGCGAAACAGATGACTTTGCCAAGTCCTTACAAAATGCCAAAGCACAAGCGGTTTCAACTGGGTTGCAATTGCAACAATTCGTTGACACGGCTAAAAATAGCACCCTTCCACTCGAACAAAGAAACGAGGCATTAAGGAAAGCCAATGAAATCCTTGGCAAATACGGGGAAACATTAACCCTGACCAATATCGCAACGGCTAAGGCTACCGAATTGGTCAAAAAATACACCGAGGGACTGACTGCCCAAGCGTTAGCCAATCAGTTTGCCGATCGGGCTGCAACCTTGTTGATTAAACAAGCGGATGCACAAAGCAAAGTCACCAAGGCACAGGACGAATACAATAAAGCCCAACAGGCTTTCATAAATAGGCCAGCACTAAGTGCAAGGGATCAGGAATTGGGCCGTGGGTTGGTATTTATCACCCAAAGGGATCAGGCCCTAAAAAAGCTAACTGATGCCCAAACTGAATATTCATCGGTCAGCAAAGAGGTTGTTGATATCCAAAAGCAGTTCAACGAACAGGCCCAAAAGTCAACGGCATTGCTTGGTTCTGTTGGGACTAAGGCAAAGGAAGTCAAGGTCAGTGACTTTGATTTCATTGCTGGGATTCAAGCCGGATTGAAAGGGTTTGAGGATGCGTTAAAGGTTATATTGGGTCGAGCCATTGATGTCGGGAAAATAAAGATTGCCGTTTCCGGTGTTGTATTTGAACCAAAGCCATCATTTTTTGAACAATTACAAAGTCAAACAAGCGAAAAGATCGCCAAGGCATTCCCGGAGGCTTTTCAATTTAAGGTTGCGGCCACAATTGACAAATCAACAGTTGACTCATTGAAGAAAGTTGTTGAATTAAACAATTTTATTGGTGACCAAATCAAAAATGTTGTTGGGTCGGCAATCAATAGTTTATTTGATGCGTTAAAACGTGGCGAAAATGCTTTCAAAGCATTTGGAAATGCAGCAATCAATGCCCTTTTGGGGGTCATTGAAAAGCTATTGGCAACCGCTGCTACTGCCGCCATTTTAAGTTTTATATTTCCGGTCACTGGGGTTGGTGGTGCGGTTGGGTTTCAAAACATATTTAGTAGCTTATTGGGATTCCGTGCAAATGGAGGCCCGGTTAGTGGAAATTCGCCATACATTGTGGGTGAAAGGGGGCCGGAGTTGTTCGTACCTTCGGTGAGTGGTCGAGTGGTTCCAAATAATCAAATGGTGTCATTTAACGGCCGTTCGTCATTCGCAACGGGTGGCGGTGGCCGTTCAATAGTTCGTGGAACTGATATTTTGCTTGCAAGTGCAAGGACACAACGATCAATCAGCCGAGTAAATGCCTAAACTATACATTGGAAGGTTTACAAATAGTCAGGTTCTATACGCTGACAACTCCGACTTTGGTCAAGAAGTGATTGTCAAAATCATTGATGTCACCGATACATCCGATCAAGAGGTTGAGATTGAGTTGGCTGACAACCCGGTCACAATCCGGGTGATTGACAACAATGAGGACAAGTTTACACCTATCCGGTCAAAGGCTTGCGAATTGAGGTTGCATACATCCCCAAACATTAATATAATGACATTTGGGGGTGGTGGTGATAACCAATACAAAGTGCAAATCCGGATGGATTCAAGTGATGCGGATGTGTTTGAGGGTTGGTTGTCAATTAGTGATTTAAGGCAAGATTTTCAGCCTGATCCGAATGTGTTGGTTTTGACGGCAACGGATGGCCTTGGGTTTTTGAAGGATGTGCCATTGACTGATTACAATGGGAATGAATTTAAGGGGCCAAATCGGTTGGCCGATTACATTGCCGGATGCCTACGCAAAACCGGGTTGGACAAGTCATTGATTGCGGAAATGAATGTCCGTGAGTCAACCCAAGTTGCCAGCTATTTAGGGCATATGTATCACACAATCTATGTGGATGCACAAACCTTTGCGACTGGGCCACAGGAATTTGAGAATTGCTTTTCGGTTCTTGAAAAGATATTGGGCGAATATTGTGAATTGAGTCAGCAAAAAAATGAATGGTATATTCGTGCCATTGACGAATTTGATGCACAGGATAGCATCCAAGTGCGTTTCAATTCCGCTGGTGAGATTCAAAGCCAATTGCCACTTGTTGCATATGACAAATTGATAGGATCAAATATGAGCCTTTATCAAATGGGGTTCATGAATGATGACGCAAGCATGAGCCTACAAAGGCCCTACAAATTTGTCAAACACATTTTCAACTTTGAATTGCCGGAAGAGTTGCCGTGCAATATTGATTTCAATCGTGGTGACTTCATTGCAAATTTGCCTGACGAAACAATTGACGGCAAAACCTACACGGCAAAGAGTTATGAAGTAGATTGTTGGGACCCTTTATGGTCAAACACCAGTTCGGACGATTACCAAGCGACAGGCATATACATTAAGAAACTATTTGACGAATACGGCAACCAATTTGCCCATTCGTTAAATTTGGAGGCGAATGCCAGCCGATTCACGTTTGTAATGTCCGAACCAATTCCAGTACAGGCCAAAGATAAATTTGATTTGAGTTTGGAAAGGCGGTTGAGTTCGGATGTTGGTGGGTCGGGTGCATTTATTGACCTTCATGTTCAAGTGCGGTTATATGGTTCAAATGGGACATTTTGGACACACGATTCGGGAACATCTGTTGATCCAGCAAAGGCATGGGTTCAATGCACTTCAACATTCAGAACCAACCAAAAATATTTCGCAATTGAAGGTGATGTTGTAAATGACATGACTGAAGCAATTGGATTGTTTGATGGGGAATCCGCTGAAATTCCCGTCAGCGGTGAAATCCGCATTTTGTTGTATCGCTCAAGCCTTTACGGGAATACCCGTGACACATATTTTTCCAATGTCCGTTTTGAATACATCCCGTGGGTAAATGGGTCCTATCGTCAATATACTGGGCAACAACACCAAGTTGAGCAATCGGGTGACTATAAGGCAAGCCGAGAGGAAAATGTCTATATTTCAGATTCCCCGGCCCGTGTTTACAAAGGGGCATTGCAAAAGGTGACCGGGACATCCGTAATCTATACGGGGTCGGTACAATTCAATGATGGCAACCAAATGGTCATTTCGGGCAACCAATTATTGAATTTCAATGTTGGAACTGACATTGTAATTACCGGGACGGTCAGCAATAATATCACAACAAAGATTGTTGCCAATTACTACAATCCGTTGTCAAATAATAGCTTGATTACCGTGTCGGGTACATTTACAAATGAGATTGTAAGTTGCACCATTTCAAAAAACCTTTTCGGCCTGACTGAAGGGTTTTACAATGGGGCGGTTTTCCCGTCTGGCCCTCCCGATCCAACATTTGTCAAGCCTTATGGGCAGATACAAAATGAAGCCGTTTGGAACCAATTTAACAGGGTTTTTACGGCATTTGAGGGGACAATTGACGGACTTGACACCTATGTAAAAGACGGAGAGGATAGGATTGACATACCCGATTTGATGCATTCGTTTTTTATTATGGATGCTCACCCAGCGACCAATAACAAAAAGTTCAAGTTGTTGCACATGGATCAAAACTATGATCTTTGTGAGTGGGGGTTGTATTTAGTGGAGGTTTACGATTCAACAATACCGAAAGTCTACACCGGGCATTCGTTCAAATATTTGCAAAATGACTGATAGTAAAGCGGTAAACGGCAGACAAATGATTGCCAGCATAAAGGTCGGGGCCAGTTGGTTTCCGGTATTTTGTGCCAAATCTTGTTCGTTTGAGTTCTCAAATGAGATAATTTTGCGGACGGGTGTCAATGACGGCCTTTTCCCGAAACGTAGAGTTCGGCGGTCAGATTGGTCAGGTTCAGCGGCTGGGGTTGTTGTAACTGACAACACGGTCAACCGATATTCGCCGTTTTATCTGTTACAGGATGGGGTGCGTAGAAGTGAGAGGGAATGGCAATTTGAGTTCACCAATTTAGACGGGGATGTGAAAACCATTGAGGGGTTTGCTTTGATTGAGGGTTTGCCGTTAAGTGGGGATGTCAATGGGTTTGCCCAAGCATCCGTGAACATAGTAGGAACGGGGGCATTTGTAATTGATGCCAGCCCGTCAAGTGGGCCGGATGACGAGAATGTTGATAGCGACTATTGGTCAACAACTTCCGGGGCCGTTTCAATCAGTGGGTCATCTGTGAACTCAAAGTCAATTGTTGGCAAGACGGTGTTGGCGGTGGCCCGTGAGGGTACGGTTTACGATCCGATTTTTTCGGGTACGGCAAGCAACCGACAAGCCCGTGTCAATAGCGGTGCTGGATCAGTCACATTTGATGCAAATATACCTTTTAACCCCGGTGAAACAGTCTGGGTAATGTGGAAAGACTAATGACACAAAGTTTTGTTTACAATACAACCCCCGGCCAGCCGTTTCTTTACGATTCGGAGATTGCCTATGTGAATTTGTTGTTTTGTTCAAGGGATGGATTGGAGTACGATGTGGTGATGTCAAATGACCCGTTTTATTCAGTAGGGAGCCGTCAGGTTCAATATTCCAATGCCTTTGGGTACCTCAAATTTGCCAGTGATTTCAATACAGGTGAAACAATACAAATAATAATCGGAGATATATGAAAAAATACCTTTTGGCGGTCCTTTTATTGGCCTCATTTCAATCGTTTGGGCAGTTTCTTAATTACACCAACATCAATGGTCGGTACAAATGGATAGCCGGGAAATTCGATTCGACATTCACTATCCCAGTCGGCACAACCCCAAGTTTACGGACGGGGGGAGGCAATGCACCCGGTGCTTTGTTCTATTCAACAACCGATTCAACGGTCTATCAATATACAGGCACAAAATGGACACGTTTGAGGGGATCGGACACGGCACACGTTATTTCGGCTTATGTAAGAAACACCACGGCATCGGCAATGACACCGGGTCAGGTTGTTTACATTAACGGATCAACCGGGACAACCCCAACCATTGCGTTGGCTAACAACAAACAGGATTCGACATCGGCCATGACTTTTGGCTTTGTTAGGGGGAATATTCCGGTCAATGGGTTCGGATACATTACAACATTCGGCCCGTTGGAGGGGGTTAATACTAACGCATACGATGAAGGCGAGGTAATTTATTTGGATTCAATCCCCGGTCAGTTCACCCATGACAAACCACAGGCACCATATCACATGGTCACTCTTGGTTATATTATCAAAAAATCGGGTGGCAATGGAACCATATATGCCAAAATCCAAAACGGCTATGAATTAGACGAATTGCACAACGTGAGAATCACCGAACCAGTATTAAACAAATCGGTGATCATTTACGATTCGGTTCGTAGGTTATGGGTTGACACAACGGTTTCAGCCGCTGGGTTAGGTTTGGGCGGTTCAGGAACTACCAACTACGTTTCAAAGTGGACGAGTTCGACTGCATTGGGGAACTCACAGATATTTGATAATGGAACGAGTGTAGGAATTGGAACTGCGACTCCAAGTGCAAGTTATCCTGTAACATTGTATAACCCAACAAATGCATTTTTAGTTTTTAATAATAATGGTGGTTCTAATACATTTGGTGGGTTTAGATTTCAGATTGCAGGTAATGACAGATACACGTTTGCATACGATGGTAATAATGGAAATTTCATTGTAAGTAGATTTAACGCAAGTGGAGTATATCAAGGTAATAATATAACTGCTTTTAACTCTACTGGAAATGTTGTAATAGCTGGTAGTGGTAGTGCAACCGATGCAGGCTACCGACTCGATGTCACAGGCACTTTCCGTTCAACCTTAGATGCCAACATAAACGGATTGACAGTAGGTCTTGGTGGGGGAAGTGTTGCTACAAATACGGCGGTTGGTTATCAAGCTATCAACGCAACTGCAACTGGTACTGCAAATACTGCTTTTGGTTATGAATCATTGAGAAGTTTAACAAGCGGGGTTACAAATACTGCATTTGGTTATCGTGTTTTGAGAAGTATAACAACTGGCTCTGGAAATGTCGCAATAGGAAGTAACTACTCTGGAAATGGAACATCTCCTTTGTTTGCTGCAACAACTGGTTCATACAATGTTGGAATTGGAGATGGTTCACTTACTGCATCTAATTCAACTGGAAATACTGCGTTAGGATATGGAACTGGTCGAGCAATAACAAGCGGTAACTACAATACATTTGCTGGTTATGGTGCTGGCGATTTAGTAACTACTGGTTCATTTAATATAATGCTTGGTAGATTATATAATACAGGCATTACGACTGGAAGCTATAACACAATCATTGGTAGTGATATTACCGGTCTCTCCTCTTCCCTCTCCAATACAATCATCTTAGCAGATGGACAAGGGAATCAGAGGTTGTATATTAATAGTAGCGGATATGTTGGTATAGGAACTACAAATCCAACTTACAATTTGTATGTTCAAGGACAGACATTATCAACAGATGGATTGAGTGCTGGTACAGATTCATACACAGGTGGATATGGTCTTGTGATGAGAGCGGCATCAGGAAGTTCATCACAGATTTATACATTGTTTGGTGGTTCATTGGGGCCTCAAACAATCTATACTATTGCAGGTGCAACTCATAGGTCTCCTTTAATTGTAATAGCAAATAATTCTGGAACAGAATATGCTCGATTCGATGCTACATCAACATCACTATTGATTGGGACAAATATTTCAGCAGGCTACAAGTTAGATGTCAACGGTACTGCGAGAGTGAGTGGGATGACTACAATCGCAACATCAACAGCAAATACTGAAAGTTTAGTCATAACAAACTCAGCAACAGGAGGCTCTCCATATTTGAAGTTAGGTCTTTGGGCAACGCTTGGACAAACCTTTTCAAGTCAACATACTATAATAGCAAACAACTGTTATCCAAAATCTGATGGCACTACCAATTGGACAAGAATAAACGCGGCTAAAAATGCTTCGTTCATAAATATAAACTATGACGCAATCGTCTTTGGAAGTTCAATAAATGCTGCAAGTGGAAGTTTGGAAACTGGTGGAATGTATTTAGTATCTAATTCATTAGGTATCGGAATTGCCACACCTAACGCATCTGCTTTGTTGGATGTATCAAGCACCACAAAAGGTTTCCTGCCTCCGAGAATGACCAATGCTCAAATGGTAGCAATCGTAACCCCAGCGGCTGGGTTGGTTGTTTACGATACCACTAACAACAAGTTGAATGTTTACGATGGAACAAACTGGGTCGCAGTTCATTAATAAATATAAATAAAACAAAATGAAAAAAGCAATCTTCATTCTTTTTCTTGCCTTTGGCTATGGTGCAAATGCCCAAGTGGTTGACACAACGGTCACCTCAATTGTGGCTTGCAAAATCACCCCAATCAAAGCAAACTACACCGACACATTGATGTCCACGCATCTTGGTATTCGGGTCATTTCGGACGATCTGAAGTCAACCGCCACCCTTTATTGGGTTTTGTTGATGTCCAACGGGCAAACATCAACCCAAGGAAATTACACAATCCAAGGTGAGGAATATGACGAGTGGTGCGACAATGGAACACCTTGCAATTTGTGGCCCTTTGTTTTGGTCGGTAGAAAGTATGGATTTACCTTCATAAACTAAAATAAAACACAATGAAACGCACCATTTTAGCATTCAGCATTTTGTCCCTTATGTCATTCAAAACCCAAGACGAACCAAAAACCGTCAAGTTGGAACTATCCGTTGAGGAGGTCAATTTGATATTTGAGGGTCTGGGGGAACTTCCGGCCAAAAAGTCGGAAGGGCTACGGGCTAAACTTTATCAGGAAGCAAAAAAACAATTGGAAGCGAAATGAGTCAGGAATTGCTGATTTTTTTGGTAGGTCAAGCGGTAACCATCGTTTACGGATGGGTTAAATTAAACACCCAAATGACCATCAAATTAAAAGAATTGGACATCCGATTGGAACACATTGAAAAAAAAGACCAAGATGTGAGTCAAAAATTGGATTCCATCTTCAACAAAATCAGTGAAATCCAATTGGAATTACAAAACAAACAAAACCGTGATTAATATGAAAAGTTGGAAAACAACCGTTGCCGGAGTATTAGTTGGGGCCATTGCATTGGCTACCTACATGGGCTATTTGAGTGGCGAGCAAGCCGCCCAAGTGACCGCAGCATTGACCGCCCTTGGCCTTATTGTTGCCAAGGATGGGGATGTATCAGGAAAATAAATTTGTCCAAATCTGGATTTTTCAAGACATTGCAAATGTTGAGGCAATGGCGGATTGGACACGTCATTGGGTTAGTGAAACTTGACCAACAATATTTGGACTATTGCAAGATTTACTAACCTTTCCTCAACATTTTACAATGTCGCAAATCTTAAATGCGACACATGATCAAACAAATAGCAATATTGTCAGCATTCTGCACAATAGGTTGTGCATCTGAAAGGCAATTTCATAAGGCGGAGGCCAAACTATCCCAAGGGGGCCGATTAGCCAAGATTTGTGCCGATCGGTTCCCTTCACGGGATTCCATTGTGTATAGGGATTCTGTCCGAATTGACACGGCCTATGAGGGGGAATACATATTCGACACAATCCGTACCCTTGATACTATCTACATCACAAAAACTGTCCCAGTCACGAAAACCATTGTCAAGACCAAAACCATTGTAAAGGAAAACACGGCCAAGATTGAGGCGGTTCAATTGGCATTGGAGGCTTGCAACAATGACTTTGCCGAAATGAGTTTGGGGATGTTGGAGGAACGAAAGGAATTGGACCGAATGAAACGGCTGGCCCGTGAAAGGTTGGTGATATTATGGATTGTGGTTATTTTGTCGGTATTATGGACATTGCGTAAATTCATATTCAGATATGCTAACTGACCAACAAATCAGGGCCAAATACGGCGAACCGGGTGACCTTGACAATTTCGTTGTCATTGACTTACCCTATCCAATGCGGATTGCGTGGGACACAAAGGCAGTTGTGAAGCGGATGCAGTGCCACAAGTTGGCTGGTGAGCCGTTTAAGAGGGTTTTTGCTGATTTATTGGCCCATTACGGGCTTTCCGAACTGCAAAGGTTAGGGATTGACCTATTTGGCGGATGTGTCAATGTAAGGAAAATGAGGGGGTCCACAACACGTTGGTCCCGTCATGCGTGGGGCATTGCGATTGATCTTGATCCAGCCCGAAACGGACTGAAAACGAAAAAACCCATTGCCCAATTCTCAAAGGCAGAATACAAACCAATGCTTGACATCTTTGCCAAACACGGGTTTGTTGGATACGGCCCGGCCAAAGATTACGACTGGATGCACTTTGAATTGGCATCTTAAACACCACAAATGACAAAAATCTCAGTTGTTAGGCAGTACCGGGACAAATACCCGGACTTCCCTTCACTTAAACTTGCCCGAATTATCTATGCGGAAAACACGGCCTTGTTTACAAAGGTGGAAACTATCCGCAAAATGCTCATGAAGATTGAGGGCAAAGGGGCTGACCGAACTAAGGTCACCCATAAGACAGAACACCGCCCTTTCAATCCGTACAAACTACCTGAGTCAGATGAAACGGCATTTGAGCCGTATGTGTTAAAGGGCCACAATCGTATTGCTGGCCTTTTCGATATTCACGCACCTTACCACTCTATCCCAGCCCTGACGGCTGCCCTTGACTTTGCTAAAAAGGAAAAGGTTGATGGGGTAGTCCTTGGGGGTGATTTGTTCGACTTTCACGGCCTTTCCCGATTCCTAAAAGACCCTCGCAAAAAGAATTTTGCCGAGGAATTGTCAATTGGTTGTCAGGTGATTGAGGTCATCCAAAAGACCCTCAACTGTCAAATCTATTTCAAGTATGGCAACCATGACGAAAGATACCAACACTATTTGTGGCAGAAACTGGGTGAACTTCACGGGGTTGAGGACTTTGAGTTGAACAACCTAATCACCAAACGGGTGCCAGGTATTAAGTTTATTACCGAAAAAAGAATAATAAAGGCGAATGATTTGAACATTGTACATGGACACGAATTTGCCAGTTCAATCATTTCCCCGGTTAATATTGCCCGTGGCCTTTATTTACGGGCCAAGGCAAACACAATTTGTGGGCATCACCACAGATCCAGCGAACACACTGAGCAGAATATTGAGGGCAAGATTGTCACCACTTGGTCGGTTGGGTGCCTTAGTGAACTACACCCCCAATATATGCCTATCAACTCATGGAATCATGGGTTTGTCATTGTTGATTTACACGGAAACAAGGACTTTGAAGTCAGGAACAAACGCATTTGGAAAGGTCAGATTCTTTAATCTTGGCCGCCGTTATTGAGGACTTAAGACGGCGAGAACTGAAAGGTTTAGAAACGTACGGGACAACAATGGACCGGACTGATCTAAATCAATCAGAATGGATGCAACATTTGTACGAGGAGTTATTGGATGCCGCCGTATATTTGAAAAAATTACAACATGGGACACAAAGACGCACCGATAATAAAGAAACAAATTCAGGAAATGTTGACCAAGTTGGCCCCATCGGAAAGGCTGACGATATTGGAGCCGCTTTGCGAAAAGTATCGGAAGGAGAGCCGGACGGAAGTGGAGAAGGATTTGGTGAAATGGAAAGCGAAGATGAAGATTCCGAGGGTGAAGACCGACTATTGATCTGCTCAACCGAGATTGATGCGGCCGTCAATGCTCTTTATGCCATCGAAGGCAAGGACGAAATGTTAATGAGCCATCAAGAGCGGAAAATGGTGCAAGAGATACAGGCAATGTCAATGCATATCACCTACCGGGCATTGGCTGAAATTTACCAATCCGTGTTTTGGGAGCAACTCAATCCGAGTGAATAATTGCATATAGGATCAAAAGGGTTTCACCAAATACCCGTGCCGTCTGCCCTTCAAAATACTTTTTTGCGTACTGGCTGAAATCTTTTCCGGTTGCGTGTACTTCACGCATCACCCCGGTTGCCTTATAACTTTGCACAATAAAGGCACAGGCCATCCGGATTGATTTGTAATTGCGAAAGGCGGAAATGAATGCCTTTGGGTTTTCTGCGTACAAACGGGCATAAATTACCGAAAGGTCAATAAAACCTTGGTTGGTTACTTCACTAAGCCGTTCGGCTATTTTGGTTGGTGAATCTTGGTTGGCCATTTGTCAACTTGTTTTTGTAGGTAGGCGGCATATTCCAACTCTATGTTCAACTTTTCGTCGGCCGTCAATTCCTTGGGTTTTGGTTTCAATTCCTTATGCTTATGTCTTGCCCAAATCCGGTATGCATTCATAATTGAGGCAAAATATAAGGGGCTGAAGTTTTCGTAGCACTTCACATCCTCAACATCCAATTCACCGGACACGGCCAAATCAAAAGCCAATCGAATTTCGTCCGGGGTGTGGCCCCCGTAGTTCTTTTGTATAAACTGAATCAACACGGCCTTTTCCCGGTCATTGGGTACGTTGTGGGCTTTGATCCCGACAAGGACCATCGCATAACGGAGGGCCTGTTTTAGCGGTTCGGTGTCCAGTTGGGCAATCCGCTGGGTTTGGAGGGCTTGTTGAAATTTAACAACCTCACCACTTGGCGAGGGCATCAATTCGGGCATCACTGGTTCCAACCCGATGCTTAGTTTCATTAGTTCGTTGATGTGTGGCATATTTGCGTTTGAAGATTCCTTGGTAATTCATTTCCATTGAATAGTCCAACATATCAATGGCAATTGTTTCTGTGTCATTAGATTCCCTAACAATGCGTTTTAGGGCCATTTTAAGACCCATTTGGCGGTATTTAGCCAATTTCCTTTCCGTCCTATACTGCAACCATTCAGCCCATTTTTGGGCAAATAAAGGCCCAAATGGTAGTTCGGTGTCAAATATCTGTGTTTGTTTGCTCATTTCATTCTCGTTTAGATATATCCCCTCTATATCCGGGCAAGGGGGGTCAATCGAAACTAACCTCAACTTGCTCAAATTACAAAGGACAATCAAAATGACTTTTTTGCCATTAGCCAGCGTCCTTTGTCAATCGGTTCCAGTCCGTTCCTCCACATCCGGGGGTGGGTTTGTCACGGCTTTACTTAGCTTGCCCGTCTTGGGTTGTCAGGGGTAAGACATTGCCCAAACTTTTGGCCTTCGTATTGAACTAACCGAACGATTTTATTTGTCATTGCTGGGTGACTGGATAAAACCGGGCAAAAACCTATAAAAAAAACCGACCGAGGTTCGGCGACCACTGCCTCCCCCCAATCGGTTTCAATCTTATTCAAAACAAAGCGGAAAAATCCGGTGGCCCTTTGTTGTCACAATAATAGTATTTTTTTGTTACACTGCCAAAAGTTTGCCTACTCTTTTATCCACAGACTTTTGATATCTGACCTTCCAAATGTCATTTCGGTCAAATTTCACATCCTTGATCAGTGGTTGAGCGACTTCCACCAGTTTGTCATAATACGGCAAAAAATACGGGTCTTTGATTTGGAAATGATCTTCGACAATCTTTGAGTAAAGTACCACCGATGAATGGTCTGAATAACCAATCATTTTCCCGATTTGTGAGGTTGAAAGGGGTAGGTTTTTGTAAAGATAGTACCCAAGGGATTGACGCATGAAGGAAAGTGAAACGGTTTTGTAAACACGGAAACAACGGGTGCCGTATTTAGTGCCAGTCCTTTTTGTGCGTTTAAGTAGTATTGAAACAGGGACTTCCATTGTTTCACAATACTTTTCAATGATTGCGTTTGCTGTTTTGATGTACTGGATCATTTTATAAGTTTATAACTGGCAAAGGTTTTGCCGTTTTTGGTGATTGAATCGGTGAAAATTAGGTGTCCGCTTTTGCGTAGGTCAGCAATACGGGCAGCCAATCGTAAACATCCAAATTTGTTTAATGCTTCAATTGGGGTGATTACTTTACCATTAGAAAGGTAGTTGAGAATCTGATCTGTTTGACTTTGCTTTGCCATTTGTTTTGTATTTGGTGATGAGTTCGTTGAGTTCTGAACGGGTCCACTTTTTAACCTCATGGCGGTGATTTTCCAACCATTCGACCGCATCCTTTCCGAGTTTCATAATTAGGTGTTTTCGATAACCTATCAAATGAAATTCGTCAAAGCCGTTGCATCGTTTACATTCCCCGTTCACGTTCCATTCGTTAAATCTAAGGAATGAACCACCTTTTACGGGTACATAATGCCCAGCATCCATTTGATCCGTAGGTAATGACCGAAAACATGAGATGCAAGTAAAAAACCCATTTCGGCTATCCCGTTCACGAATATATGTGTTGAATATCCGTTGGGCTTTTGCGGTTAATTTGGGGATGGTTTCAAGTGCCATCAAAATAAGATTTGTTGGTTTATGTATGCTTGCAATCTTTTATTTGCCAAATTAACATATTCATCACTTATTTCGGATAAAATCCAATTTCGATTTAGCAAATGAGCCATTTTAGCCGTTGTTCCTGATCCGCCAAAACAATCATAAACTAAATCACCTTCATTGCTCCATGTTTTTATGTGGTCAGATGCAAGATATTCTGGGAATACCGCTGGGTGTTCTGTTTTATCATTAAATGATGTGACATATTCCCAAATGTTTCCCCTTGGCGAAAATTCGCTAACCGATGAAATTTTACCATCAAATGATGAATGCCCGGCCCATTTGTTTTTTTTATCGCATATCAAATTGTGTGTTTTTGGTATGCCATTTGAAAAAACGAACATATATTCAAACATTTGTGAATATCTGTTTGAATTTTTATGAGATGGATAAGCACAACTATTTTTTTGGTAAATCATTGTGTCATGTAATTTGAAACCGCATTGCATAAAATATAATGCTTGACGAAAACTTGTTCCTGATTCGCTTCCGTTTATAGTTGCATCACCAACAACCCAAACAACTATGCCGCCTACTTTTGTTATTCTATACAATTGATTTGCAATTGTTTCAAAGTCAAAAACATAGCCTTTGTATTCTCTTAAATTATCATATGGTGGAGAAGTCACAACTAAATCAACAAATCCAGTTGGCATTTTAGCCATTGTATCTAAACAATTTTCATTGTATATTTTATTAAGTTCCATAATTCAAAGAATTAAACTCGGATTTGCGATACGAAATAATGGTGCGAATGGCATCCAGTTGATGCGTTGCGGTGGCATTTATCCGGTCCAGCCAATTGACAAGGTAGTTTTGATCCTTGGCGGCGGTTCGGACAAATTGGTTGATAGTTGAGGCCGACAACTTTTCATTGTACATTTTCTCAATTGCTTCACCAATTGCCCCGTTGATCACGGCATCTTGGTGTTGCTTTGCCTCGGCCAAACATTGCCCGGACTGGGCGACCAAAATTGCAAGGTGTTGGATGCGTTCCAATAGTTCCTCCGGTTCGTTGCCAAACTTACCCTCCAAAAATGATTGGAATTTAGTGGCCTTTTCGGTTAATTGTTCGTGTGTCATTAGAACGGAAGGTCAGTTGATTCAACTTTGGGTTTGAATGTGTTGACTTGGATGTTGTGCTTGGTGCCATCCTTGGACAAAAGAACGGTCAATTTTAGCTGATCCGCACCCTTGTAATCAGTCAACAAGTTTTTGTTTTCGTTGCAATACTGCACCAATTCCTTTGGGTCAATTACTAATTCACTGACTACAAATTGCGGTGCGTTTTCTCTCGGCTTAAAGGCCCGGATGCCTTTGGGGAATTTTTGTTCCATTTGTGTTTGTTTTTAATATATGTCATCATTGATTTCGTCCAACATTTCACACCAGTCAAGGTCGTAGGCCGCATCCAATATGCGTTTGCCAAGTTCCGAATCTTTGTCCACACCATTCCAATCCAACACATCTATGCGGAAAAATCCTTGATGTGCAGTATGGTGCAAACTGGCTGGTTCGGAATCCTCCCATTCTATTTCAACGAATAGGTCATATGACTGGGCCGTTTCCGTGCCGTCCTCCTGTTCGTCCCATAGTTCAACAGTGATGTTTAGTTTTCTCATTTCAGTTTTTTTATGTGTTTGGAAATCTCCTTTTGGGTTGGGTTTTGCACCTGATCAAGTGGCAGTTGCCGTTCCTCCAATCGAAATTGCAGTTTTTGATAGTAATCATAATTAGGACACATATCAATGGCCTCAAATGCCCGTTCCCTTTCCTCGTCATTCATATCCGTTGACCAAACTAACTTCCTCAAAATATCACGTTCCCCATCGGTCGGGTAGTTGTCCTCCGATGGCTTGTTGAAGTCCATTTCCTCCGCTGGTGTGGCCTCAAATCCGGCGGCTTTCATTATCCAAGATAAAAGGTTTCGGAATGCCTTCCCGGTTGCCCGTGTTTGAGCCATTGAGCAAATTGCGTATTCGTCCCACTGACGTTTGTTGGCCTCTTTGTTGGAACATACTGCAATGCCTTTGCCAACCATCATATTGTCCGAATAACGGAACACATTTACCTCGGCTAAGTATTTGATTTGATTGCCGTCTGACTGATCCTGTACAAATTGTAGAACCGGGTAAAGGCCCAGTTGCGACCCGGCAAATGCCCAAGCCTCAACCATTGGATAGTCCTTGCCTTTAATGTTGGCGGTTAGTTTCTTTTCCTTTACAAATCGTTGCAAGATGGCAGCGACTTCGATAGCTTGGGCTGGTTTGCCCAAATCAAATGTGGTGATTTCGTTTGACATAGTGTGTTTGTTTGTGTGTCTAAGTTAGTGAAAAAATGCCCCCAATGTAGAAACATCGGGGTTAACCATAAAAACCAACTGCATATGAGAAAAAAAGTACCACGGGGTTTGATCCAAACCAAAACAAAACATTGTAGTGTTTGCCCCGTGGGGTCGGGTCAGTTGATGCTCCCCGTACGCATTAATCGTGATAAAAGTTTTCGGTGCAATCATACTCCGCTTTGCGGACTGGTCCGGCCTTGGGCCGTTTGGCTCGTTTCTGCTTGCGTTTATAGTTGATGTCCCAGTCAAGATAAAGCATATAGATGCCGTACACCATAATGGCGGTAAAAGCCACATAAATAAAGATGTCTACCATGTTTTCAGTATTGGGGTGATTGTGATGGATTTCATTGCTTCATCGTATGCCTCAAAAAAATCCTCCTCGGTAGCAATGGCAAAGTTTTCATCCGTTTGGGTTGCCTCCAACCATGCCATTCCACTTTCTGGAAATTTGTAGTTTGTGACTTCACAGATTGACCCGTAATTGGCAAACGTGACCAATGTTGATTCATCAATCAATCCGACATACCGATAAGTAGATTTCCAAAAACAAGGAACTGGGATGTGGATGGTTTGTTCGTGCTGCTTTTTGATGGTGATTTCCATGATTAAAGTTTTTCTAATTGTTGGGTTAAGAATAAGATGACAAAGAAAATGACGGCGAGTTTCCATCCTTTGATGTCGTACATTTCGGGGTTTGGTTTCATGTGGTTGATTTAAAATAGTGCGTTTACCAGACGCACCCCTGGATGTTTTATTTATCTAACAATGACATTTTTTGGAATGTACTGCATTGGGTAAACACGATAACCAACATGCAACTCGTCATAATTCCCTCCAATTTGCAATGATTGACAAAAATCAATTGCGTCTGATTGGTTATTAAATGCACCTTGTAATTCAGATTTTAGACCAGCGAAAATTTTGCCTTCGCGATTTGGTACATAATAAACACCGAAGGCGATGATGTGTGATGATTGATTCATTTGTTTGGGTTTTGATTTGATTTGAATATGTGCGTTGACCGGACGCACCCCCGGATGTTTTATTTGTTTGGGTTAGATACAAAGCCTTTCATTTTCTTGGCACAATCACTGCCAATTGGAAACCAACCCTGAGAATTGGCACCAGTCAATTCAAAACAATTTTCTTCGGTAACAAATTGAGGGTTTAAAGCAACCCAATTTTCATTCATGTGAATCCACAAACAATCTGTTTCTTTCATTGGCTTATTACAACAAATGCAACCACCATATCCGTATTTTTCCTCATTACGGTCTTTCATTGGTGATTCGTACAATTGTGCGGTCAATTGGATGGTAATAGTTTCGCTCATTTTGTTGGTTTTAATGGTCACCATCAATCCCGATGGCAGAACAAATATACAAAACATTTCCACAAAACCAAAAATATTTTTAGTTTTCCCTTAAATTTGTTGAATGGAAACAATCAAACCGAAAAGAGGACGCACAAAACTGCCTGATAATCAACGCAAAAAGTTGGTTTCAGCCTATTTAACAGACGAAGAAAAAAATTTGATATTGGCCGAATTTGGCAGTTTGACAAATGCCGTGAGAGATATTTTGATACCCCTGATCCTTAAAAAACGCATCATTGGATATTATCCTACCGATAGGGACTGAAAGCCGATGGCAAGACAATGAGTTGCGGTATGCCCTTAGATCAATCGAAAAGAATCTGACAGGGTACGGCAAGGTTTTCATTGTTGGCTGGTGTCCGAAATGGGTCACCAATGTCATCCACATAAAAAAAGAGGACCGGGCTGGCAAAAAGCAATTCAGCATTTATTCAAAGGTGGCCGAGGCATTTCGTCACCCCGAATGCAGTGACAAGGCAATAATGTGGAACGATGACCATTTTCTGATGGACAAAATGGATGTGGCAGACTTCCGGTACTGGTACGATGGGACCATTGACGAATGGGGGCAAAAGGCCATTGGAAACTATAAAGGGGCCATCCTTAATACGGCCGGGCTGACCGGACTGAATCGGTTTTACACCGACATCCACACCCCGATTATCTACCAACGGGCCAAATACTTGGCATTGGAGGGTTTGGATTGGTCAAAGGAGTATGTTGTAAAAACAGCCTACACAATAAACGAGGTCGGCAACTTCGAGTTTTTAGCCGATTTGAAGGTCAACAAAGCAATGCCATACGAACAATGGGTCGGCAAGATTAAGGGCCGCAAATGGCTTAGTATTGGCCCATACGGGGTTTGCAATGGCCTGACCCAGTTATTGCGTGAGCATTTCCCTAACCCATCAAAATACGAACTATGAAACAAACAGCAGTAGAATGGTTGGTACAAAGAATGAAACATATTTGTAAATGGGATGAGTATATGATACTTGAAAACCTTGGACATATTGATAGAGCCAAACAAATGGAGAAAGAGCAGATAGTAGATGCTTGTAACCAAAACGAATTTGAAGATATTGATGGATTGGGAATCCACGAAACAATAACTAAAGGAGAACAATACTACAACGAAACATATAACAAATGAGGATTGTCATCACTTGCCCAAACATCAATGCCGTACATGGTGGCATCCGTGTCATTTTGGAATGGGCTAATCGTTTGCATGACTTAGGCCATCACGTTACCATTTTCGACCAAGCCAAGCGAAGGGCCTGCAATTGGTTCCCGGTCAAGGTGCCGATTGCCAACAATTCCTATGTGTTTACTCGGTGCGATTGCCTAATTGTGACCAGTCCACACGGGGTTGAGTATTTTGACAAGTTGGTACCGAAAAAATTTGGTTTTGTGCAAATGATGGAACACCATTTCCATCCCGACAACCGCAAATGGGCCGAAATGTGTGCCAAGTTTTACCAAACTCCATTCCCGATGTTTTCCATCAGCCATTGGAACATTGACGAAATGACGCACAAATTTGGCCGCACTGGAGAAACACATTACATCGGCAATGGCATCAATTTGGACCAGTTCCCAATCGTGGAACAACCAAAAGACTTCAAAACCATTTTGATTGAATCACCTAAAACATCCAACCCATCAAAGGACCCCGATTTGATTACCTTAAAGGTTGCCAAGCGGTTAAAGGCAGACGGATATAAATTGATTGGCTACGGTGCAAATCCGCTGACCATAATGACTGAGGCAGTTGACGAATACTATGTCAAACCCGATTTGGACCTATTAAATAGCCTTTACTCTCGTGCAACGATACTATTGAAGGCAACAAAGATGGATGCCCGATCAACCAGTCCAATTGAAGCAATGACAAAGGGGACGGTGACGGTCAGGGCTATTGAAAAGGGTGACGATGACCTGACAATGGAAAATTCATTTCGTTGCAATTACGATGAAAATTGGTTATACGATGAGGCGAGAATTGCACTAACTTACCCCGAAATAACCAAAAGAAAAGCGGAACAATGCCTCAACTATGCGTTCAATAATAGTTGGGACAAATGGATGAACAAAATCAACGAAATAATATGCAATTAATTGTTGGATGTGGCCCGAACTGGCCCAAACGTGAAAATGACATTTTTTTGGATGTCAGGCCATTTGCCGGGGTAGATGTGGTCCATGATTTAGATGACTGCCCTTGGCCGTTCAAAACGGATTCATTTAATGAGGTGTCAGCCATTCACGTTGTTGAACATTTGCAAAACCTGATTGCATTTATGGACGAATGCCATCGGATTCTCAAACCGGGCGGTTCACTCTACATTGAAACCCCAGAGGCCGGGGCAGATTTGGATTTGCAGTTTGCCGATCCTACCCACATTCGATGTTATCGCAAACACACATTTGTAAACTATTTCACACGTGCCGAGGCACCCAAATTTGGCTACACTGACAAACATTGGTCCATTTGGCATCTTGAAAGCAAAAACGGAAACCTTATTTTTCACGGACAACCTATCAAATGAAAATACTAATAGTTGCACTTGAATATTTAGAACCCGAATGGGAACAGACATTTGCCGACATCCAAGCCACTGGCATTCCTTACGAAATAGTCAGCCGGGATGGTGTAGGCAATATGTCACGGGCTTTCAATTCAATCCTAATGGACCCAACGTGGCAAGTTGACTATTTGTGGTTTGTTACCAATATCCGTTTTGATGCGGATGTCCCATTCAAATTGGCCCAAACCTTAGAACGAACTGGATGGGCTGGAATCCACCCGGCAATGCCTACCAGTGATCACCACACCCACCATTTGCACCCAATAAGGGAACACAAAGAGGCCCCATTTATCGAATGGACTGCCCCAATGGTTCGGGCCGATGTGTTTGCCGACAATCCGTTGGATGAAATGTTGCCATATTACTACATGGATTTGGACTGGTCCTATCGGGTACGGGAACAAGGGTTGAAGGTAGGGGTGGATCACGGTTGCCAAATCCGGCATATTTACCTCAGAAATGCGGAGAATGAACACCCTATTCAACGCATACGAAAGCAATTGAGGGCATATTGGACACCAATAAGTCAACAACACATGACCCAAAAGTGGGGCAAAGGATGGGAAAAGAAACTTTGGCCACGATAAAACAAAAACAATGACAACTAAGGAACTACACGGCATCTATCACGAATTGAATTTTTGGAAGGGTTTTGTGAAAACTGACCGATTCCTAAATGGGTGGGTTTCCCATAAGAAAACTCCCGAACTGAATCAATTTGTGGCCGACTTTATCAAAAGTGTTCCACATGAAACGGTTTTGGACATTGGCAGTGGGGTTGTATCAATCCTCAACGGATTGGTGCCAGTAACTGCCGCCGACCCACTTGGGGACCTTTACAAATTAGTGTTTGATTATCAAAAGCACAAATTGACGGCACCATTGCCTTACCCAGCGGAGGAATTGCCATTTAATGATGATTTTGACGTTGTTCATTGTTCAAATGCCATTGATCACACCCAAAATCCCATTTTAGCATATTCCAAAATGATGGATGCGGTAAAACTCGGTGGGTACCTAATTATTCAAGGGTTTGAAAACGAGGGGACATTTGAGAACTGGGAGGGCTTTCACCAACACGATATTTCGGTCGAAGCCAACACCCTATGCCTAAAAAACCAAACAGGTAGCATTTCAGTCATTGACACCAAACCCACACATTTGGAGTTTGTTGAGTTTGAGGCCAAGCGGTGGTATATTTGGATAAAACAAAAGGCATGATTTTCTGCATAGACATAGACGGATGCCTAACTGATGGCAAAATTTGGGTTGACCACAACGGCAACATCTCAAAGGGGTTCAACAACCGGGACTTGGCCGGAATACGTGAACTAATCGCACACGGCCACGAAGTCCATTTGGTAACTGCATCCAGTTGGCCGGGGGCTGAATCCTATCTGAAAAGGTCTGGGGCAACTTTGCACATACTAAGAAACAAGGAGGAAATCCCATTCAGATATGACATTGCCGTGGGCGACTCTGCGTGGGACATCCCAATGCTTCGAAAGGCAAAAATCATGCTATGCCCTTACAATTCGCAGTCGGAAGTAAAACTAATGACTGACATGAATGTCCTAAATACAAAGGGCGGTGATGGGATAATGGAGGAGATTGTGGAAATATTTATTTGATAAATTCAAAATTATTTAGTATATTGTGTCCGTTAAGGTGTAGTGTAAACTAAACTTTTTAGTTTATTTTTTCCCTAACAAACAAACACAATGCCAGCTGGCAGACCCATCAAATACACGGCAGACGAACTACAAACAAAGGTCAACGAATACTTTGAGGTTGAACCAAAGCCAACCATTGCTGGATTGGCCGTTTTCCTTGGAATGGACCGACAAACCCTCTACAATTATCGGGAACGGGACGAATTTTTCGACATATTAAAAGAGGGGGTAAATAAGATTGAGTCAAAGTATGAAGGCCGACTGATTTACGAAAACAATCCAACCGGGGTGATTTTTGCGTTGAAAAATATGGGTTGGAGGGATAAGGTTGAACAGGATGTCCGTGTTGAGGGGGGTGTCAAATTGATCTTCCAAGATGCGGACAGTAACGATAAAGAAAACCAAGGTATTTAATCTGAATCGTAAAGCCTACGATTCGGGCAAATATCGGGTGTTGGCGAACCAAGGGTCAACCCGTAGTGGGAAAACCTATTCGATTAGTCAACTTTTAGCTCTTTACATAGCGAACAATGAGAAGGTCACAATTTCGGTGGTGTCCCCATCTTTACCTCACTTAAAACGAGGGGCAAGAAGGGACATCTTGGAGATTTTGGACAATGCTGGGCTTTATTCAGACGAGGCATTCAATAAGACTGACAACATCTACAACTTTCCCAACGGCTCCTATATTGAGTTCTTTGGGGCTGAAGATAGTGGAAAGGTCAGGGGTCCGGGTCGGGATATTTTGTACATCAATGAGGCAAATTTGTTGCCGTTTACGATTTACACCCAGTTGGCACTACGGACCAAAAAAACGATTTTCCTTGACTTCAACCCGGTTGACGAAGCAAGTTGGGTTTATGAGGTAGCGGACAAAGATGGCAACATCCTGATCCATTCGACCTACAAAGACAACCCGTTTTTGCCAAAGGAACAAGTTGAGGAAATCGAAAGCCTAAAAGATGCCGACCCTAATTTGTGGAAGGTGTTCGGGTTGGGTCAAAGGGGTGCCAGTCAGGAAATCATTTACACCCACTGGAAAACGGCAGAGTTTCCGTCCGATTGTGAAGTGGTCTATGGGGTGGATTTCGGTTACAATGTGCCGAGTTCGGTAATTAAGGTAGGGTTTAAGGAAAACGCAATCTTTGTTGACGAATGCCTTTACGAAACCAAACTAACCACAACCGACCTGATTGAACGGCTGAAAGGGTTGAGCATCGAACGGCATGAGGAATTGTTTTGTGATAATGCCGAACCGAAAACCATTGAGGAGTTGGTGAGGGCCGGATACAATGCAAAGCCAGCCGAAAAGGATGTTTGGGCCGGAATACAGAAAGTTAAGTCAATGCCGCTTTATATTACTTTGGAGTCGGTAAACTTAATTAAGGAGATTAAAAGCTACAAATGGAAATTGGACAAGGACGGCAAGATACACACAGACGAGGTCCCGGTGAAGTTCAATGACCACGCTTTGGATGCTATGAGATACGCTATTTATACGAAATTAAACAAGCCCAAATTTGAGGTTTTGGCTTGGTAAAAATATAAGATGGGACGGATACAAGATGCGTGGAATATATTGACTGGCAAGGCTTTACCGATTAACCAAGTCGGGCAGCCTTTCGCCAGTTACAACATGATCAACGGCACATTCGTAGGAATTGCCGACAACCGGACCAACTACATCATTGATGGGTATCAGGTCAACGATGTCATCTATTCCGTTGTTTCTATTGTTACCGACAAGGTTCGGATGCCCGATTGGGGTGTCTATAAAGTGGTTGACGAAAAGGCAATGAGGTCCTATTTGGGCATCATGCGAAAAAAGAACCTGACTACTGAAGATTATAAGTTAGCGAACGAATTAAGGGCGAAGGCATTGGAGCCGGTCAAAGTTGATCGGCTTTCGGATTTAATGAAATATCCGAATGATTATGAAACAATGCAAGATTTGGTTGCCAATTCATCCGGGTACAAACTATTGACCGGAGGCCGGGCCATTTGGGCTGAAACCCTAAGTGCCGGGGCAAATCAGGGCAAACCCTATGCCCTCCACAACTTGCCATACGATCAGTTGAGCATCATTGCCAAAACCAATGTGTTCCCAATCGTTGAGGCTGGTTACACAATGACGGTTGAGGCTGGGTTGAATTTCAGCAAGGAATCTGTTTTACACGATAAGTATCAAAACTACCAATGGGATGTAAACGGGTCGCACTTATATGGAATGTCCCCCCTACGGTCTGCCCTTCGCCGAATCTCTCGTTCAAACGATGCAGTCAAAGCATCTGCCGCTATGTTCCAAAATCAGGGTGTCAAAGGTGTCCTATACATGGATGACCCCCGTGTAATTAATGGCGGTGCATCCATCATGGACTCAGCTAAGCAAGTCCAAGCCATAAAGGAAAAATTGACCCGTGGCGAATGGGTGGGGGCCGATAATGCTGGCCGTATTGGTGTCAGCGGTTACAAATTGGGATGGCAAGAAGTCGGGTTGTCCCCGGTTGACCTTGCAATCATTGAATCTGAGAAATGGGATTTGAAACGATTCTGTTCGGTTTACGGGGTTCCAAGTCAGTTGGTGGGGGATAGTGAGGCTTCGACATATAACAACGTAAAAGAGGCCGAAAAGGCCCTGACAACACGTTGTGCGATGCCGTTGTTGGTTTCCTTCCGCAATCACTTGAATCGGAAGTTAGAAACGGATTGGGGCTATGCCGGAAAGGGTTATTTCGTGGACTTCGATCAAACCGTGTTCACTGAATTACAAGAGGACATCGTTGAAAAAAGCCAGTGGGTGAACACCTTGAAAGGGTTGTCACCTAATGAGCAAAGAAACCTGTTGGGACTTGAAACAATTGACAATCCGTTGTTTGACGAGCCTTGGGTGACCCCTGACATGGGAATGCCTTTGAGTGAGTGGACAATGGAGGAAATGGATAACGATGACTCCGATAGAACAAGCGGTATTTGATAAATACCCGGTGACTAAGGACGAAAGGTGTTGTGCCTTAAAGAAACAAAAGATGGAATTTTTAAGGGACGCACTACGAAAACGATTGATGGATGAATGGCAAGGAAAAAACGAAATACTTACTTCAATACCACCGGGCGAACCGGAAGTTTGAGGCAAAGCACTTGCCAAGGGTAGAAAAGGCACTGAAAGGTGTCGTTAGGTCTTTGATTGGGGACATAAAGGAAAAGGGGATTTGGTCGGCAATGACAAACCTATCAACACAACTATGGTCGGACGAACTGACCAAGCCGTTGTTGGGATTGTACAAAGAGGTCGGGTTGTTCCATGCCAAAACCACATATCGGGCAATAAAGTCCGAAATTGGTCAAAAGCAACTGGGTCGGTCTGAACAATGGGTGCAAGATGTGATCAGGATACTCCGTGAAACCCTTTTGCAGTTTGCCGTTGTCGGCACATCGGAAACCCTACGCAACCACCTTTTGTTGGTTCTTCAACAAGGGATTGACAAGGGTCTGAGTGTTGACGAAATGGTCAAGATGTTGGAGGATAGCGACTTCACCGAAATGCAAGCCAGACGGATCATTCGCACTGAAATAGGCCGGGCTGCAAATACAGGGGTAAAGGTTGCCGCTGATTCCTTCAACGTGGAAATGCAAAAGGAATGGTTTGCGTTTCGCGATCAGCGAACAAGGGGGGTGAAGCCTAAAGATAAAAAGGACCACTACCACATGGACGGTCAGGTTGTTGACTACAATGTCGACTTTGTGGACCCCCGAAGTGGTGAGCGAATTGAATTTCCCCAAGCCCCCGGCGGTTCGGCTGCAATGGTTATCAACTGCCGTTGTACTTGGGCCGCAATCCCGAAAAGGGATGAAAGGGGATTCATAATACAACGGAGGTGACCAGCCGCTAAGGCAATACCGAAACATGATAAGAACCGGGGACTGGCCCTCCAACTTGAAAACAACGAGAATGAAAAAATACTTTGAGAGCAAAATGATTGGTGACTCGGTCCGTGATGTGTCCGAGGGTGATCGCCGTGTGAAGGTTGCCATTTCCAAAATGGGCAACATTGACCTTGATGGGGATATGATTGAACATACCGCCTACACAAAGACCTTGGCCGAACGTGGACCCAAAGGGGCAAACCTGATTTGGCACCTGACCGATCACAACCCATCCTTGAAATCTGCCGTTGGCAAGTTTTCGGATGTGTATGTTGATGGGGACTATTTGGTCGGAATCACAACCATCCCAAACACAACGTGGGGCAATGATGTGTTGGAGTTTTACAAAACCGGACACATCAACCAACATTCGATTGGTTTCCGGACTATTAAGGCCGAGGCACAAAAGTCAAATGGCACTGAATACAATATGATCAAGGAGGTGTTGTTGTTTGAAGGTTCGGCGGTCCTTTGGGGTGCCAATCCTTTGACACCAACCCTGACGGCTGGCAAATCCTTCACAAAGGATGACATTGCCGTTGAACACGAAAAGTTGAGCAAGGAAATGGG